ATCCTTGTAGATATCCAGCAGCAGTGCCTTGACATGCCTTCGCGCGAGTCGATCCATTACCTCGGTATGCTCCGCATAAAACTCCTGACGCAATTGGCTATCATCGTCCTCCATGGCACGCCCATTACTTGCCCTGCACGCTAGCGGTATTTCTTCTCTGATTCGCCCTGCGCCAGCGCGTCTCGGCCCAGCTGGAACAGCCCTTGCACATATTTATCCATTTGTGTCTCGATCTGAACCAGGTTGGCATAATCACAATCGAAATGCTCGATTGTCATTTTCGCTTTCACGTTGCCGGTGTCTTGGTCTTCGTATTGAAAATTGGATGTTACCTTATACATTTTAATATCTCGCCTCAATGAAGTAGGTGCCCTTGTCGTCATCCCAGATCCGGATGTCTCGGAACTTTTGGGGGTATGCGTTGTTGTAGAAAAGCTGGATGAAATCGCCTATGGCAAAAGCACCATCGAATGCTACTTCAGTGCCCCACTGCCAAGAACCGGCTCCGGTTACGTCTTGATATCCTACCTGGCGTTTAAGAGTTGTGGCGTTCCACCGCACGGCCAGATTGTATTCATTGCCTGCAAGCCATTCATATGTTTCAATGCCCCACAGCCAGGAACCGTCGTAAGACCTTGGAAAAACACCGTACGGATTACTAGTTCTGTTGGCGTACAAAAGGTTGTATGTAATGTCCTTCAAAGACACATAGGACAAAACCGTGCCATCCGGTACGTCTGCGTAAGCAGCTCCCGGAATGAGCCCCTTGACCACCAGCGTCCCGCTGGTCTCGTCCACGTTTCCAGCGCGGGGGTATTTCCAGACTGGGGTGGTGCGGGAGGCGGCGGCTCCGGAAGTTGGGATTGGACTGAGATTGATTGCGGCTTGTGGACTTGTGTTCTTATACAAACCCACGTACCCCGTTACAACACTGCCAGCGGGAGTGCTACTCCACGTCGCGCCCATGTCTGTATTTGCGGCGGGGAAAATCTCCATTTGCAGGGTATCTACAGCGGCGGAGGCTCCTTCTATCGCCACATACCACCAATTACCTATGGATTTCACTACAGGAGAGATTGGCTGGCTTAGGTTGCGGACAGTGTACGCTCCCGTGTTTGTGTTCAGGGTCAATCCGTACCAAGTGTTTGCAGTGATCAGGTAGAACCGCATCCCAGGAAAAGTCGTGGCTCCGGTCGTCTTTTTAATAGCGAACACCACGGTGTAATCTGCTATCTCACACGTTATTGCGTGGAACACCGGGTCGAAGCTTCCGGAAGTCGTGGTAGACGTGGACGCTTTCGCGGGATGTCCGTCTATGCCGGTCTCATCCAACAAAGAGGATCTGGGCGTATCCCATTGAGTGAGGTCATAAGAATACGTACAAAGGTTCTCGCTCGCCGGCTGGTGCTCCCACATCGGAGCGGGGCTGATTACTGCTCCCGCAGCCTCGGTGACTACGCCGGAGCCGTCCACGGTGTTGCCGTTCGCGTAGTCAAATGCTTTGATTCCGTCGGCGCCGAGACCGTGGTACGGGGCGGATTCGACTCCCACCGAGACATACTCGCCTGGGTTCTGGTTAGATTGGCCGGTTACGTCTTCTAATAGCACCTCACTTGCGTAAACGACTGTTGCCGTATGGGCCAATAAACGCTCTATATAGAAACTTGGGCCCCATGCTGAATCCTCTCCTGGGGAAATGCGGCCAAGGCTGTATCGTACAGGGGTTGCCGTCAAGGTCACAGTAACGCTTACCGCTCCGCCTGAAGAACCTATCATGTAAAGCCTTAGGGTCTCTCCTTCAATTCCACTAAGTTCAATAGATGCTACCACATGGTTTTGTAGTGGAATATCCCCAGCCAAACTTTGATAAACCGTATCGTATTGCGGCCATACATCTGAAGTAGCGGCAGTAAAGTTAAGCACATTTGCACTTACTGCGTTTGCATTTCGTATCTTTGTCCACGCCGCGTGTGTAAAATCATTCGATGATCCAGATGCTGCATAGTTCTGAACAAACCGCGCCCCTGTTCTCAGCGCACAATTCGCCGGCACCGTCCGCACGAGCCCCTCGTGGTCAATGACCGTGGCGCTGCTGGTGCGGGTGAAGGTGGCGTTTCCGATGCCACGCTGTAGGGCGATGCGGGAGGATTCGCCCAACTGGAAGATGGGTGGGCTGGGGTGCCATTTTTTAGAAAGATGACGATAAGTATCAACGCCTACTGAATGCCGAAGCAGGTTGCCTCTAGGTGAGCCCGATATATATCGCCTTGCCATAATCCTATCCCATATTCTTTATAAAAAGTTTACGGGATGCTTCGTTCAATTCAGCTAGAGTCGGAGCTGATTGCACAAGATCTATAGTTTTGGTGATCTTATTCGCTTCATTTGCATACTCAAAGCCAACATATTGCTCTTCAATATCTTCTTCAGATTGCTTTTTGGCATCTTTTAACATCTTATTGCCTCATTCTATTTTAATAGCATCCATGCTATTTAAAATTAAAGACTGCTGTGTGCAATTTTCCGCCAGCTAGCATTATCAAAATGCCCATCGCTGAAGCAAATGTACAGATTCGTATCATCAATCATCTGAGAGCCACCATCACCAGGAGTCCCGTTTACTCCCGCGGTGGTTGTGCCGAGAGTGACAGCATCAAATATATTTGACGCATGAGTCAGCCCCTCAATGGTTGCGATTCCATCGCCAGCTAATCCAGCAACCCGTGCAGTCAAAACGAGATCATCAGTGGAGAATGCAGCCTCACAATCAGCAGATGGATTCCTGGCATTAAGGCCATCAGTGCCCTTGATTGCAGTTACAATCGCCAACTTAGTTGCAGCCTCATCGGCACCCATATCAATCTCGCCAGCAGCATCAGCAGTGCCATTTGCTTTGAATGTATATGTAACTGAGCCAATTTGCATGGTATCTTCGGCAGTAACGGCCTCAGCAATCGTCAAGGTGCCCTGTGAAGCAACAGCATTCACTGGAGTGCCAGCTTGATTAAGCAGCTTGTTGATGCTCCTGGCACCCGTTTGTCCTCTATTAAGTCCTGACATTTTGATCACCTATATTAAAAGAAGGGCATCCATGCCTCAAGGGCACTTTGGAGTCTTAGCCGTTGGTCTGAAGGAAAGCCATGCCGGTATTCTTACGAGCCACAACACGATCCCAGTTGGTCGCACCAGCCAGCTCAGCAAGAGTTGGAGACTCAGCAGCTACGGATGCAGATGTGAACTGAAAGCCATACGGATGATAAACACGCGACCGACGCGAGTGCAAGATATCCTCACCACCGCCATCACCAGAATTAGCTACCCGATCCATCTCAGACGGGACCGCGACGTTACCAGAGGCAGCACCAAAGACGCCAGCGGCAAACAGGATCGTGGTGTACACAAAGCCATCGGTAGTGCCAGCACGCACAGGCATGGAGTCATCTACAATCAGATTGTAACCCAGATAGGTGGGCATACGGACCTTGCCTTCAGAATCAACAATGTAGTCGATCAGGTTCTGCTTCTGGAGATTGGTGTAGATCACCGAGTGCACAGCCATACCGCTCAGATTCTCAGCATGGTCACCCATGGTCTGCTTGGTATCCAGCACAGCTTCCGCGGAAATAAGATTAGCCTCGACGGCAGCAGTGCCTTCCTCAATGAAGATGGCGTTCAACATATCGGAAGAATCATTGGCCACGTTGTCAGCCAAGACGCCAAGCGCGGACTGGATCAGGCGCTTCTCTTCCTGAGTAGCCCACCATCCGGAAACCTTGTTAATGATCGCAGCCAGAGGATCTTTCAGGGCCAGCTCACGGCTCAGATCCATGGTGGACCAGGAGTTGTTCATCGCAGCCAGACGAAAGATATCCTTCAAGCCCGAGATATTCGCCGGAGTACTGAAAGAAGTTGGATCATCACTGGAATAATTGGGCTCAGCGGCAGCGTCAAGCAGGCCATAATAGGCCATTTCACCAATACGGCCACCCGCGGAGAGTTGGGCACCTATGCGGGCATCTTCTACAGCAATACCAGAGCGCAAGAAGCGGTTGAGCTCGATAGCCATTTCATCTACAGCAGCATTAAAAGTAAGCGGCTCATAGATATTTGCAAGTTGGACGGAAGCCATTTAAATTTCCTCTTAGTCAGTAAGACCAGGAATGCTCTTGCCAGCAGCTTTGGCCATGGCAGATGCAGCAACCCGGTCGCTTTTGATTAAGGTAGCCTGAGCAGTAACGTCCCCATCTTTAAATGGATTGTTTCCGCCAGTACCACCTGAGCCGCTTTGGCCACCCGAGCCGCCGCCATTAGTTTTCAAAATTGAAGACTTATCAGCACGGGCATCAACATATGTGCTAAGAGCCTCTTCAAACCCAGCCGGATCACCAGGATTGGCTTGGGACATAATATTATCCTTAGTCTTAATGACGCCGCCATCAACGGTAAATTTCTCGCCAAAGACCATAAACGCAATGTCAGAAGAAAGATTGGTTTTCTCCTTAACAAATTCCGATTCAGCAAACTTCGATTTGAGCACACTGCTATTATTGGCTGCGATCAATTGAGAATTGGTTGTCTCAAGATCTGCAATTTTCTTTTTAAAACCTTTTGATAATTCAGCCTTAATGGTCTCAACTTCGCCAGCATCAATTAGCTTCTTATCGCCAAGATTCTTGACAGTTTTCAAAGCTTCCGCAGCAATGGCAGGGTCAATACCCTCAAAAGCGACTAGCTTTTCATTTGCATCTTTAGCCTTAACCCGATAGCCAGCACTCTCACGATTTAGCTCAGAGATCTTATTAACCAGAGAGCCAACATTATAAGCCTGCTCAGTGCCATCATCTTTAATAAAGACTGGCTTGCCATCTTCGAGTACAACCTTATCGTCTACAACCTTGATCTTCATTATTCGCTACCTTGAGCACCAGGCTCGATTGGGTTGGGGTTGGTATTGGAATTTGTGTTTGGCGTAGTTGGCTCATTTGGATCAATTGCGCCACCACGGTCCCCGGCTATCTCAGCACGAGTTTTTACTTCACCCAAAGCTACTGGGTTCTTTTCAATCTCTTCGTCAATTGTCTCATAATCACCACGCTCACCAGCCATTCTGCGCGCAACAATCTTCTGGATTGTGCGGTTGAACGTCTCAGAGCTTACAAGCGAGGTGCCCATAATCACTGCTTCAAGATCAGATGCGAGACTAGTAACGCGAAAATTCCGCGGGCGATTGACGTTGACCGTATCCATATTGGCCTCAGAGAAATCATTTTCCCATTTTGACCAATACTCTACGATTTTGCGCTCTGCTATTTCTAAATAGGCAGATTTAACGGCTAATTTAGCATTGAGGAGTTGGAACTCAGATTCAAGTGCAACACCTGATTTCGGGCTACTGGAGTTTTCAGTCGCGTTTATCCCGCCAGCATTCGCAGAGTTGTAGATATTCTCTACCTTAGAAGCAATCAGCTCAAGTATGGCCTGGATAGGCTCACGAGCTTTTGATTCCAACCACTGCGGAATTGCATTGGGGTATGCCGGATCGAATTCGATGACTGCGGTAGCGCCAACAGTATCATCGTCGTCACTGGTAGTTGTCCGCTCAGGCTTCATCAGCATCGGGAATGCTGAGTAATCTCCAATCTCCTCAATTTGGGAGAGATTACGAATGATAGACGCATCCACATTGGCAATCTCTTGAATATCTGATACGCCAAGTACATTATTGTTTGATGGAATATTCAGGAGCCAAACGAATGGGATCTCGCCAAGAGTATTTGTCCCAGTAGTCACAGACTCCGCGGTGGGGTCGCTGACTCGAACTCCATTAAGATCCTTTATGATACTACTAGAAAGATCGCTAGAATATTCTGTCCGCTTCCATTCAGTTTGGGTCCATTCAACCTCTGAGCCGAGACCAGATTCCAAGAGTCGCAAATAGGTTAGGACTGGTTTGCCAAGATCGTCTCGTTCGTAAGTCCAATCAAGTATGTTCTCAGGGGTGTAGAATGTGAGATATGGACGGGCATCAGGAGATGAGGAGTCTGGCTTATCAACCATAATGCCGACTTGCCCATATATGGAAGACTGCTTCTGCCTTGTGTCCAAGAATGTTTCGAGATTGGTACCCCAGAGGTCGCAATCGATGAGAAAAGCATCGAATCTCTCATTATCAGTTAACCATCCCCAATCAGGCTCAAATGGAACCTGGAACAAATAGAAGGTAAGAATGTCAATGATAGACCGCGAGAAGTTGAAGCCATAGACTTGAGAGACTCGGCGATTATAATTCTCAGTGCTCTCACGCTCATGTTTTTCAAAGACACCAGAGAGCTTGATGAGGCTTTTGGTCCCATCATATGCAGCCCTATACAAGCGCCAATCAGTTAGATTGGCCGCATAAATATCTTTGCCCTCTATCATGTTCATGTTATGCTATCCAGCATCTACATCAAGAGCTGGTTCTGATATACTAAAATATGCTGCACACTTGCCATCGGTATTTATTGCAAGAAATTTCAAATTACAATAAAGATCTTCCGGATTGCTAGTAATCTGAGATACATTATTGCCGCAATCAGATGCAATGCAGCTAAGCTGACATCTATTCTTAGAACTATCAATCATTTCCAGTTCCCTGCTTCTCGGTAAGTATTTTTGCGCTTCAAGGGTCGCCACTTATATACAAAATAACCAGCGGCGTCGACGGCATGGTCATACCCAGTCTTCTTATCTGGCTTGCCATTATCATCATACGCCTGGTTCTCTAGAGATTCTGTGAGGACTGGGCAACGTTTGGTATTGACAAAGTAGAATGAGTTATTGTCAGAATCTAGTAAGGCTGCGTTAAATGAATTAACTCGGTCAGTAACCGCGGGGTTGGTCGGGTTAGTAGAGACGGCATGCCCCGCATTCTTTAAGAGGGCAATATCAGTCTGATTTGCATTTGTAGAATTATGCTTAATCCCAGTGCTATCCGGATAGAATGTAATTGGATGCTCAGGATATTTGGTGCTGATAGCAGCAAGAGTCGCAGGAGTATCATCTAATCCTGTGAACTCATCGACCGCGTGGGCGTGACCATTTCTGATGACATGCACAATCGCATGCATGTTATATGCATTGAAATCTATACCTATGAAGAGCTTCTCCCTTGGTCTTGGGAGATAGGTTGACTTATTGGTGTTGTGATTGAATGATTTGTAGACTGTGCCGGCAGATAGGTTGACGAAGTCGCCATTGATATATGCTTTGATTAAGTGATCTGGATAGGCAGAGATCAGGGAGTCCACATAATCAGGGGGGAGATATGGATTAGATCTGGTGGATGCCTTAATGAGCTTGTAATTCTCAGGCGGGCTCTTCTTAAAGAGTTGATAGGTTGCCTTGAACCCCTCAGGTGTGGTGGTTACCCAGAGTTGATTTGGCTTTCCATCTGGAAACTTGGCTCTTGCTCTGGCGATGACTTTTCGCCAAACATGCAGAGCCTTGTCCGTATCTAGAACATCGAGTTCATCGAGGAATGCATCTCCAACCTTGAATCCGACGAGTCGCTCAGGCTTGTCAAGTGTTCTGCACAAGATCTTTCCGTGCCCTGGGATGATGATGTCATTGTCTGAGCGGTTGATCTTGAAGGGGATGTTAGAGTTTGATGCTATATCCTCAAATTCTGGGTAAAGGATATCCCTGATCAGCGGATATGTGGGCGCTGCATATAAGAGGTCGATTGACGGATAGGTGAGCTTGGTGGCCAAGATCCGCGTAATGGCGGACACAGTCTTTCCCGCGCCGAAGCCGCTGACTAGGGCAGTGGCCTTGGCTTTTGAGGCGAAAAACTCAGACTGTGGAGCCGTCAGTCTCATGGTAAGTAGAGAATCTATTTCCTATCCCGTCATCACCCCCGCCTCTTAAACGGAATCCGCGGAGGCGGGTGGTGATTGTTGTTTATTGCTTTGGCGAATCAGTGTTAATCATGGAGTTATCGTGCGTCAGAGTCACCCCGAAAGTTGGCAAGGAATCTGCGGAAGAGGGGTGGCCTTTGAGATCTTCCCAGTCAGAAGACATATGGGAGAGATAGAGCTTGATTGCTTCAACACCATGCCGCCCCTTCATCTGTTCAAAGAGCTTATCTACCGCTGTGAAGGCAGCCTGATTCCGGCCATAGTCAAAGAGATAGTCAAAGAAGTATTGGTCAGGAATTGTAAGCTCGTCGAAATCATCAACACCGTAATGCGCCAGAATCCGCGGGCGCGAAAGCGCCTTCGCCATCTGAATAATTTCCGCGGAGTGGGAGTCGGCATGGAAAAAGTTCAGATCCTGCTGAGAGAATTTTCTTTTAGTTAGCATAACTGCATCCAGCTTTTAGTAATGAAAAGGCTTATGAGGATAACCCCGACTCTCTTATTCTAAAGCCCTTTAAGTCTTCGCTTTCGTATAACGAAAGTGTAGCTTAAAAAGTGGGAAAAGTAAAGGGCCTGGGTGAGATTGGTAACTTTTAAGAGTTATGAGGAACTGGGAGCGTGGGAATTTAAAGGAGGTGGTATGATTGGGTGTGACTTTGAGTTGGTCACTAAAGCCCCTTACCCTTTTATTCTTAGGATACCTCCCCCTACAAGGGGGGAGGCCGGATAGGGAGGCCGGAGAGGATAGATCGACGCTAAGGGCCTAACAAGGTCGGTAGCGCCGCTCTAAGGGGGAGGGGGCGACTAGGGTAGCGGGGTAGGTACGTAGGGGCGTAGGGGCGCTCGTAGGGGCGCTCCCCGTAGATAGGGCCACGGATAAAATATATTTATAGGGCCATAGAAAACTTTAGCTATACTTTTTTTAGGGATAGCGTATAATTTAAGGCGCAGCAAAGAGATACGGGATGAGACGGGGCAAGGCTCTAGGGTGGATAGGCCACCTATATAGACTAAGCTCTCTGATAAGAGGGCTTAGGTGCGAAGGAGGGGCGCAAATTCCCCTTCACTTTCCGGAGAAAAACCATGTCATACGATTTGATTCTTGATAACCTGCGCCTGAAGAAAATCTCCTACGCAACCGCTCGCACCACGCTGATTGGGCTTGGTGAGGCAAAATCCCCAAAAGAGGCTGAGGAGATTCTTTCTGATAACGGGTTCGAAAAGGGGGTGCGTGGAAAGCGCAATTTTGATGATGAGATCATCGAGTTCATGACCCAATCCCCTAGAACCAATAGCGAATTGGTTGAGTATATCACCACCTATGGCACAGCGAACAAGGCCAGGTTTTATGGCCTTTTCGATAAAATTCGTCTCGGCATCAATGTGGTGTTTGCTAGTGATCTGTTGGTTACGCAGGTGTTTGAAGAAGAGCTGTCTTCTAAGGATATGATGGATGAGCTAAAGAAACTTGCCTCATCAACGCTCAACAAGTCTTGATAGGAAAACTGGCCAAGGATGGCCAATCCTAAAACGCTTTTACCAAGGCGTTTTAGGCGCGAATAGACGGCGCGACCTTCGTCTAAACCGGAGATCATCATGCAAGACAACCGCCACATCGCACCGCACTTCGTAATATTCGAAGAGGGTGACGAAGTCAGGTTTCAGGACTGCGGTGTCGAGCATGTCGGTGTTGTTGTCAA